AGAATTAAAATTGCTATCTCCAAGGCTTTCTCAGAATTTGGGGAAGAATTTGATAATGAAGGAATCATCAAAGAAATTGAAGCCAGTTTAGTTGGTGAAGAAGTTTCGGTAGAAGATATCCAAGATATCGTTGAAGAAGTTCTTTGGTGTAATGGCTATTCTGAAGAAGGTAGAGAATATACTAGATACAGATATGACCGTGAAAAAGAACGTATCAACAAACAAGAATATGAAATTGAAAAGAAAATTCTTGGAACTAATATTGAAAATCAAAATGCCAATATAGACGAAATGTCTTTTGGTGGCCGCAAAGGTGAAGCTAGTAATATTGTGATGAAAAATTATGCATTGAATCATTGCATGTCTAAGATGGCAAGAGATAATCATCTCAACAATGAAATTTATATTCATGATTTAAATTGTGCCTAATATTAGTGATAATATTAGTGGACCATGTGAACTCAAGCAAAAGAGGTGTTAAAATTTTATTTTAGCTATCGGTTCAGAAGATAGTAATATCAATATGAGTAAGAGACCCTAAGTCCCGCAAGGGATATGGCAATACCGAGCCAAGTTTATTTTTGAAAATAAAAAGGTGTATCGACTAAAGGTGATGAGTGTAGCCTTGTAGAGTGGAGATTAGCACCACTCGAAGTGCATGGCATCTTAAATATAAGATGAAGAGATAGTCAGTACCTATAGAAATATAGGAGTCAGCGGATTTAGACAGCTTCGCAATTGGAGAGCACAATTGTATGTCGATTCCTTTTGATGACTTATTGGCCAATGGATTCAATACTAGGCAAACAGATGTTCGACCTGCAAATTCTGTGAACACTGCTTTTCAGTTAATCGCAGTTATTATGCAACTTCAAAGTTTGCAGGAGTTTGGTGGCGTCTCAGCTACGCATTTAGATTGGACAATGGTTCCATATGTAAGGAAATCATTTTATAAACATTATAAAGATGGTTTAAAATATATTGCGGAAGAAGATATGCCGCAATATTTAAATGATTCATTATCAATTGATGATGAAAAATATACTAATAATCAAAAAGTATATAAATATGCTTTAGATAAAACTGAACAGGAAGTAAAACAAGGCGCAGAGGGCCTTTTCCACAACCTTAATTGTTAGGGTGACTAAACAGTAATGTTTAGAACATAGCTATCTAAACGGGGAAACTCTTAGCAAAGACAATCCCGTGCTAAATTAAATATTAATAATATTTATAAATGCCTAACGACTATCCCTATAAAACGGGGAGTAGAGTCAAGCGACTTGAAACGATAGCCCCCTCAAAAGAGGGTGAAGATATAGTCTAATCTTTATGGTGACATAAAGAAGTTCATAAGAGAACTGCATAAGATTAGCGACCTTATGTGAATATACATGTAATACACTTCAAAGTAGGTCAGGAAATTAAAATTGGTTTCCCTAGAGCGAAATCTCTAGTAAAAAATTGAGCAAAATCGGTAAACCCTAAGTCTTTAACAAAAGATATGGTAATACCGAGGTAAACAAATAGATTGCGAAAGGCTATTTGTCACCGTAACGCGTAGGTAGTGAATAAATATAATCTACCCAAGAGTGCTCAACCCCTAACAGGCGAAGCTGAGGGTGAAAATGTACGCTGAACTTATAGGAAACTATAAGAAGTAAAGGATAAAAAGCCTTTGCGGTAACAAAAGCAACTGCCTTTTACCTCTATCAATTTTGGCACATGTACAAAGCCAGAAGGTAGAATGGTAATTAAAGCACTACTTGAAGTGTCTATTGAAGGATTAGGTAAATTAAGAAAAACAAGTGTTTTTCCTTGTTCAATTTTTCAATGCATGAAAGGGGTCAATAGAAAACCAGGTGACCCAAACTATGATTTATTCCAGTTAGCATTGAAATCTACAGCAAAAAGGTTATATCCAAATTATTGTAATACTAATTGGAGCGGTAACGAGGGTTATGATATTAATGACCCACGAACATATTTCTCAACAATGGGTAAGTGTAAACTACAGCTCATTTAAAATCTTTTGAACCTCGCTAGAGGGTGTCTCTAATGAGAGGCTAACGGTTAGGTCTTATAAAATGGTTTGATTTATAAGATGAGACCGTGCTAAGATTCATCATAATATTCATAATAAGGAGAAAGGCTTATGTGGATATACAAGATAACAGACATTCAAAACAATAAAGTATATATTGGTCAAACAATTAGACCAATAGAGCAACGTTTTCGTAGGCATATGAATGATGCTTTAAACAATATATTAGATACTCATTTTGCAAGAGCAATTAGAAAATACGGGAAAGATAGCTTTATTATTAAAGAAATAGATTCTGCTCAAACACAAGATGAATTAAACAAAAAAGAACAGTATTGGATTCAATATTATAATTCAATTGAAGATGGATATAATGAAACTGATGCGATTTCAAAATGTGGAGGAAATACGTATCAATCAAAGACCGAAGAAAAAATGGAAGTTATTAAAGAAAAAATTAGACAAACCAAATTAGGGTCTAAAAATCCTATGGCACGAAAAATAAAAAGAATAAATATCATTACAAACGAAGTAGAAATATTTGATACTGTTATTAGCTGTGCTAAGGCTTGCGGAATTAAAAATGGAAAAACTTCTATTACAACAAGACTAAATGGGCAAGTAAAAAGTCCTTTTAAGAAACGATGGATTTTTGAATATTATGATGAATAAAGTGTATCGACTATCCCTGATGAATGTATGGGAGTAGGGGTGGAGATAAGCACCACCAGTGTTTTAGGAAACGAAGCACTTGAAAACCGAAGCGGAAGACAACTCTATTTATAAAATAAATAGAATGAAGATATAGTCAGTGCCAATGGTGACATTGGACAAACATGTGTAGAACCGCAAATGGATATGACATTAATGGCTTTGGGCAATTAAAAGATGGTCGCGGAAATATTTGCCCTGTAACAATTATCATGCCAACCTTGGCTATGGAAGCCAATGGTGAAATTGATAAATTTATGCGACTATTGGATAAAAAAATACATGAAGCAAAAGATATGTTGCTAGAGCGATATGAATATATTTGTTCTCAGCCAGCAGAAAGTGCAAAATTCATGTATGAAAATAATATCATGGCGGGATATATTCCAGAAGAAGGAATTAGGTCAGCATTACGTCATGGGACACTTGCGGTGGGTTAACAACCGATATATTGGCCCACTTTAAATGCTCTAAATTGCGGGAACCCCCTTAGAGTCCAAATAACCAAACCTATGTAGGAATACTTAGGCGGCGAGGTTAGCGACCAAGGTATGGTAAAATCATTTGGAATTGGGAAACCAGACGCAGCGAAATCTCCAGAACGGAGAGACGTTCAACGACTATAATGGGCAAAATTGATAAATAATCAATTTATGGTATAGTCTAATCCTTTTTGAAAGAAAAGGTATTTAATGCAAATCGGGCTTGCTGAAACACTACAAATTCTAATTGGCAAAGACCACACTACAGAGGAAGGAATGAATCTAGCTAAACAAATTGAACAATTGTTTAAAGATAGATGTAATGAATTTAAACAACAATATAAACTTAATTTTGGAGTGTACTTTACCCCTGAACATAATAAATATTGTCTGCGGGGGCTAGTATAGAAATATACTATGAAAAAGCTATCTAAAACGGTGAACCTTAACTGGAATACCGTGCTAAATCTATTGTTTTATTTTAAGAAAGAAAATTATGAGTAATTATATTGATAAACTACCTGAAGATGCTAGGCAAGTTTGCGGGGCAATGAATTGGGTAGATAAATCTGGAAATTTATATGGCGTTGAAACCAGAACAAAAATAAATAAACATACTGGCAAAAGAGTGAAACATAAACATTATGGTAAATATTTTAAATACAACACATTTGTTAATAATCACAATGGCTATGTTTATGGCAATATTAAATATATTAAAGATAAAGATAAGTTTGAGATAAGGCAAAGAAGAATACATATTATTGTTGCTGAAACCTTCTTAGAAAACCCTGACAATCTTCCTATCGTTGGACATAGAAATAACATTAAAACAGATAACAGGGTTGATAATTTATATTGGACAACATGGCAAGAGAATACTCAAAAAGCATTTGCGGCCAATGATAATTTTGAGTTAAAACCGGTATATATGTTTAATACCCATACAAATGAATTGCTTGGAAACTATGAAAATGTTAGGAAAGCTAGCTTAGAAACAGGTATTGAATTAAATACAATTTTAAGACAGGCAAAATATAAAAGACCCGTTAGAAAACCTATTTATTTTAGATTTCAGAATGATGAATCCGTAAAACAAAACAAAATAAAACAATAGTAAATGTGTAGAGACTATCGAAATCCGATAAGGTAAAGTAGAGTAGCGAAAGCGAAAGGGTAGCCCCTTGTGAGAAACAAGGTGAAAATATAGTCCAAATAAAAAATGGCAGAAAATTTAGCGTACACCGCAATGAAAAAGTTTAAAAAGAAATATGGTGTCATTAAGAATGTGTCTGATAGAGAATATTTTACAAACTCGGTACATGTTCCAGTATGGCATGAAATTTCAGCATTTGATAAAATTGATATTGAATCACAGCTAGATAGTTATTCTTCAGCTGGGTGTATTCTTTATGTAGAATTAGATGGTAGTGTAAAGAATAATTTGGAAGGTCTGGAAACATTAGTAAATTATGCTATGGATAAAGACGTTCCATACTTTGCAATTAATGTTCCTAATGATACTTGCTTAGAGTGCGGGTACACGGGAGAATTTAATGATAATTGCCCAATGTGCGGAAGTGAAAATATTCAACAACTCCGCAGGGTAACGGGGTTATCCTAAAAGAAATGCCCCTAAAATGTCGTAAACCTAGTTTGATACTAGGGTTTCTCTAATTGGCACCCTACTAAGGGTCAGAAATTAAATAATTATTAGAGAGGTATCAAGAGATGAAAACTAATTCAAACCTTGAGTTTAGAAAGATTAAGTCATTAAACTTTTTATATGAAGTTAATGAAAACGGTACAATTTTTAGGAATATAAAATCTAAAAAACAAAATAAAATTGAGTTTTCTAAAGATGGATATTATATTACATTTTGTAAATTTAAAGGCAAACTAACCAAAGTAATAATCCACAATATTGTTGCTGAATGTTGGTTAAGTAATTACAATAGTGGATTAGAAATAAAACATATTGACGGGAATGTCCGCAATAACCATTATACAAATTTACGCTGTATAACCAAAAAGCCAGTAAAAATTACTAAAGGTAACTTTGAAAGAACCTTTGAATCTATCGCGGAAACTTCACGATATTTATCAAATATGCTTGGAGGTAAGCCAGAAAATTACCGTTACCGTTTAAAAAGAAGAAGTAAATATATCGAAGGGTATGACATTATCTATCTAAATGCAGAGACTAAACACGACTGCTTTACGGAGCAAGAAATAGTCCACGAAAGTGATTTAACCGGGAACTACAAAACAGCCTTTAACCTGGGGAAACAGGCCGAGGTTTTGGAGAGACATCGTCACGGAAGAGGAAAAGAAATAGAATAGGAGCCATGAGAATTGAGGTATGCTAAGATTTATAAAGAAGATTTCAACAATGCTAAAGGTGTTAGCATAACTATATTCTTTCAAGGTTGTCTCAAGCATTGTGAAGGTTGTTTCAACAAAGAAACTTGGGACTGCCAAGGCGGAAAAGATTTTACAGCAGTAGAAGAGGAAAAAATTATTTCTTTAATTAAAAAAGAATATATATCATCATTAGTATACTTAGGCGGTGAACCTCTTTTACCGCAAAATATATTACAGTTATTAGAGTTAACTGAAAAGATTATTGCGGTTAAGCCTAGTATTAAACTTTGGTGCTATACAGGGTATACATATGAAGAATTATTAAAAAGATTCAAAAATGAACCCGCACTAAAAACATTGCTTTCAAAAATTGATGT